AAACAGTATTAGATTGGTAGACTGAAAGTAGACTAAGAGTAGACTGACATTACTTTTCTTTTGTGTTATTCTTAAGATGCGGAAAAAAGAAACGGGCCTGAAAGCATTTTGCTTTTGGTCTTTTTTTCTGTCGGAGCGTGGCTTTCCATCCTTTCCCACGCTGCGTACATAAAGGAAAGGGGAAATTAGTATGCCTAGAAAACCAATGAAACCGTGCTGTCATCCCGGTTGTCCCAAATTGACAGAGGGAAGGTATTGTGAAGAACATGAAGCACTACACCGTGGAGAACGGAAAAGTGCATCGGGACGTGGTTATAACAGTAAGTGGCAGCGGGCGAGGAAAAGATTCTTAAAAGAACATCCGCTGTGTTGTAAATGTGAGGAAGAAGGAAAATATGTAAGAGCAACAATTGTGGATCACATTAAACCACATCGTGGTGATCCAATCCTTTTTTGGGATGAAGAGAATTGGCAGCCTTTATGCAAACATCATCATGATGTAAAAACCATGACGGAAGATCGGTATCAGGAATATCGATATTGATTGGAAATACTAGACAATGGTGGGGGTATCAAATCTCTACAAATTTGTTGAACATTGACCGCCGCCCCCTCAAACGTGAATTTTCGCAGAATTAAACAGGGGGGATAGGAAAAGAGGACAAGAGTTTTCGCAGAAGGTGTTGTAAAACAAGCAGTTATTCGCAAAATGGGGTATGAGTATTTCGTTAAAAAGTTAGGAAAAATAGGAATTATAAGGGTCAAAATGCAGTAAAAACGGATGCATTTTGACCTGTTTTTATGTCTGGAAACAGGAAGGATGGTGAGAGGCATGACAGAATTACAAGCCGAACAGATTAGGAAAATGCGGACACAGGGAGTTGGCTATCGTGCCATCGCTTCCGTGGTAGGGCTGTCTCGTGACATTGTGAGGAACTATTGTCGGTCGCATGGTATGGATGGATATGCTTCTGCGCTTACAAAAAACATTCAGGAACAGATGATGTTAGGAAAGGCGTGTTTGTATTGTGGAGCAGAATTGATACAACCATCTACAGGTAGACCAAAGAAGTTTTGCTCAGATAAGTGCAGACGGGAATGGTGGAAAGCACACCCAGAAAAACTGCATCGGAAAGACACGGCAATTTATACCATGACCTGTGCGAGATGCGGAAAAGAATTTACGAGTTATGGAAATAAGAATAGAAAGTATTGCAGTCATGACTGTTATATAAAAGCACGATTTTGGGAGGGATTGGAAGATGGAGTTCAGAAAGCTGCGGATTAAGGATTTGATTCCGGCATCCTATAATCCGAGAAAAAAACTCAAGCCGGGAGATAAGGAATTTGAAAAAATAAAAAACAGTATTACGGAGTTCGGATATGTTGAGCCGATTATTGTGAATTCAGATATGACGATTATCGGTGGACACCAGAGAGCCACGGTTCTTCAAACATTAGGGTATGATGAAATTGATTGTATTGTCATTGAAATTGATAAAACAAAAGAGAAAGCGCTGAATATTGCCCTGAATAAAATTACAGGAGAATGGAATCAAGAACTATTGGCGGACTTGATTGAAGATTTACAAAAATCAGACTTTGATGTTGGTTTTACCGGATTTGAGCCACCGGAAATTGAGCAGTTATTTAATAAGGTTCATGATAAAAAAATCAAAGAAGATGATTTTGATGTGGATGCTGAGTTGAAGAAACCTGCCATGACAAAGCAGGGAGATGTGTGGATGCTTGGAATGCACCGACTGGTGTGTGGGGATTCCACTTTACCTGAGACTTATGAAAAACTTATGGAAGGAAAGAAAGCTAATCTTGTAGTAACTGATCCGCCATATAATGTAAATTATGAAGGAAGTGCAGGAAAAATCCAAAATGATAATTTGGAAGATGATAAATTTTATAATTTTCTGTTTGCCGCATTCGTGAATATGGAACAGAACATGGAACGTGATGCTTCCATTTATGTGTTCCATGCGGATACCGAGGGATTAAACTTTCGCAGGGCGTTTAAAGCAGCAGGATTTTATCTTTCCGGTACATGCATTTGGAAAAAGCAGTCATTGGTTTTAGGAAGAAGTCCTTATCAATGGCAGCATGAGCCGATTTTATTTGGATGGAAGTTGGGTGGAAAGCATATGTGGTATTCAGACAGAAAGCAGTCCACCATATGGGAATATGACCGTCCGAAGAAAAATGATATGCATCCGACTATGAAACCTGTGGAACTGGTGGCATATCCAATCCGTAACTCCAGTATGAGTAATTGCATTGTCTTAGATCCGTTTGGTGGAAGCGGTTCTACGATGATTGCCTGTGAACAGACAGGGCGTATTTGCAGGACGATAGAACTGGATGAAAAATATGCAGATGTGATAGTACATCGTTATATGGAATTTGTGGGAAGTGCAGAAGACGTATATGTAATACGGGATGGGAAGAAAATAAAATATTCAGAGCTAATGAAGGAAGGTGACACGCATGACGCAGTTGACCTTCCTTGATTTATGCTCAGGCATTGGAGGATTCCGTTTAGGTTTGGAATCTGCCGGCCATAAGTGTGTGGGATATTGTGAATATGATAAATTTGCAAGGGCTTCATACGAAGCAATGTATGATACGGAAGGAGAGTGGAAAGCGGATGATGTTACAAAACTTAAACCATCCGATGTGCCAAGAGCAGACATCTGGTGCTTTGGATTCCCCTGTCAGGATATTTCAGTCGCAGGAAAGCAGCGGGGACTGGTCGGAAAAAGAAGTGGAATATATTTTAACATTATTGACCTCCTCAAAGGCAAAGAAGAAAGTGATAAGCCCACATACCTTTTTGTTGAAAACGTTAAGAACCTGCTATCAATTAATGCAGGATTCGATTTTGCCACGGTTTTGTCTGAAATGGGAGAAGCAGGGTATGACTGTCGCTGGCAGGTGCTTAACTCAAAAGACTACGGAGTTCCACAAAACAGAGAGCGCGTGTTCATTATCGCAAATCTTAGAAGCAGAGGTAGACGAGAAATATTATCTCTCAGAGGAAAAAACAAAGCAGCTCTTAACCAGATTATAGGTGGAATGCAGGGATACAGAGTATATGATTCTCAGGGAGTTTCTACTACATTGATTGGAAATGCGGGAGGAATGGGAGCGAAGACGGGACTTTATTTTATAGATCAAAGCAAAGTTGCACCGAAGATTACGGATACTGCAAGATGTTTGACAGCGAGATACACAGCGGGAATGGTAAATCATACGGCAATGAATTCTGCGGTTATGGAAGTGCATCCTGTTTTGACACCGGAGCGGATGGAAAAACGTCAGAATGGAAGGCGAATGAAAGAAGATGGAGAGCCAATGTTTACGCTGACTTCCCAAGATCAACACGGTGTGTATTTTTGTGAGAAATCCGTTAAATCCGTGAAAGTGAAAAACGCAACAAAAACTGGATATGAAGAAGCGCATCTAGGAGATGGAATTGTACTTGCGTATCCGAATAGCGATACCCGTCGTGGACGAGTCGGAAAAGGATGTTCACAGACATTAGATACTGGATGTCAGATGGGGACATTGATGAGGTGTGGAAGAATTCGGAGATTGACACCAAAAGAATGCTTTCGCTTGCAGGGATTTCCAGATGAATTATACGAGCGCGCTGCTTCCGTGAATTCTGATTCACAGTTGTATAAGCAGGCGGGAAATGCCGTAACAGCGACAGTTGCGTATGCATTGGCGATGTGCCTTCCTGAAAGTCAGAAAGATGGTTAAAATGCTTGACTTTGTGGGCGTTTAGAGTGATGTATGTAGTACCAAAAAAGAAGGGAGACTGCATACATGAGAATTGAAACGATATGTGAAAACAGAAAAGAATTGGTAAAAGCGATGGCAGAAATATTGGGAGAACCTTCAAAATATTTAGGACCACCAAGTTTTGGATACCAGATAGGGGGTGCAATTGTGGATCGTGATGGAAACATTGAAACAGAGGATGGCGAAATGCTTCAGAAAGAACTGCAGCGAAGGGGATTCATTGAAAATAATCAGGAGAAATTAAATTTACAGATTCCGATAGAAGGTCATACCGCTGAGAGCATACGAAATCTTATTTTTATGATTCATAGTAAACAGTATCTTTTGAAGCGGGCTGTCGGTATGGAAGTTCTGCACATGAGTGAGCGTCTGATTGAGAGATTATCAGAAGAAAAAGATACGGATATGAACAAGGTAATGGAGATTTTTGCAGAAGAAAAAGTACATTGCTTTGGGTTGGAGTTTGTGGCTGACAAAATTGTTTTTAACGGATTTCCGATGGAAGCAGAAAGTACAATTTCTTTTGCAGAATTAACCTGCATGATGGCAGAACGTGCAAAAGAGATGAAGTGGATTAATCCTGCGGAGACAATTGAGGCAAATGAAAAATACTATATGCGCATCTGGCTGATTCGTCTTGGTCTTGGAGGAAAGGGGGGAAAGAAAACAAGGGATCTTCTTTTGAAGAATCTGAAAGGAAACACGGCTTTTCGGACAGAAGAAGAAAAGGAACGTGCAAAAGAGCGCAATCGGCAGAGAGCTGCTGAACGGAAAGTAACACAGAAATAGTTTTCTGTAAAATACACAATTTCTTTTCCGAATTTTTGTGTACATTATTGTTTGAAATGACTGGATAATATGTGCTTTTAGAGTGATATATAGACTACG